CTTACATGCTTTTACAAGCTCATCAAGTTCATCTGAATTTTCTTCAAACCCTCTTAATAGCCACTTCTTTTTTGAATCTGACCACATTATCCTGAAAAACTGGCGAGAATTTGGAAATCTTTCAGATTTGTATTCTCCTACAGATCTGCTAACATCCTCACCATTTTCAGTGATTCTTTGATATTGGGTCATTTGACCCTGAATTGCGCTAAATCTTTTACTACCCTCTTTAGGTCGTATAGTTACTATATCTGCCATATTTGGTTTTAGTTTTTATTAATATTGAACAGCTGGTATAAACCTTGCTGTAAGTGTTACATCTTTTACTCTCAGTCCGAATGTATCCGCAGCGTAGAGAGTATAGCTTCTCTGTGGTCCAGAAGTTTTAAAATTGCTATTTCTACCATTGATAGGACCAGCTGGAGACCACGTTCCACACTCATAAGCAAATACTTCAGCATCTTCTCGTTGCAGAAGTTCAATGTTAGAACTTCCTCCACCTCCCATTCCATAATCAAGTACAATGTACTCATAGCTGGAAAGAGGGAGACCAGTTTCTGGATGAAGTACTGAGCCGTTTAACCATGTACTGTCAAGAATTGGCCAATGCTCAACTTTGATAGAACCGAATGGGAAAATATTATATTCAGTAAAATATCCAGTTTGGAATTTAAGTCCTTTGTAGTTTTTAGGATCGTAAGATTTGCCACTACCAACAAAAGTTTCTAGCAATCCTGGACCAATCCTTCTGTGATATCCAACTGTTGAATCAATAATATTTTTACCAGCACTCCTTCCGTAGTACAGCATAAGTTCTTTTTCCCATTTTCCTTCAGCAAGCATATTAGCCTCGATGTAAGAAATGATTTGAGAAGGATATTCTTTCAATTGTCTATCATTAGAATCAAATGCGTCCAGTCTCAAATTAAGAGAATGTGCTTTATTAGTAACTTCAACAGATTTACCCCAATCGGTAAGATCAGAACGAAACTCAACATAGCTCATTCCTTTGAACTGAGTAGAGCCATATCCTCTGGAAGCTTCTCCATAAGCTGCACCAATTTTCAACCATTTTAAATTAGGTTCAAGCAGCTCAGGTGGAAAGTATGCATTTGGATCTGCATCTACAATTTGGACAGTGTAAATAAATCCAGTTCCATCAGCAACAGGATCACTTTGTACAATTACTTGACATTCTTTCGCTACATCAGGAGCAAGAATATCACCTTCTACAAACCATTCAACGTCAAGCTTAATGCTCAATTCGCTGTGCTGGATTCCAGGATTTGTTACACCTGGATGAAGATTTTCCATTGCAACTGCTTGAACTTCACCAGTACCTTTCAGCCTCCAAGTAACTGAATCTTTGGGTACAGTTCTAGTCCTTCCACTTTGTTTAAGATTATCTTGCAAGGGAGTTCTTTTCCCTACAAGAGATTCTGAAGCAGTACTGATATACTGCATAACTTTGTCTGTCAAGTCAAAATGACTCTTAGCATTAGGATGAGTTAACAAAAGCACATTTTCGTCAGCGTAATTCGCCCAGTACTTATCTGCTTTAGTAGACTCCTCATAAATTTTGAATTTACTTACATTACGTCTCATTATAAATTTTAATTTTTACAGTAGTTTGTTCGGTAATCCCATTAGGGAGCTAAATATGCGTTACGAGTAGACGATCTTCTTTTTCTTTTTGAAGATTTTCTACCATTTAATACGTTTATAATTTCATCATCTCTCTCTTTTTTAGTTTGCTCTTTTATTTTGTCTAGCTTAAAACCATCAATTAATAGTTTACCAAAAGCAATCTGTTGTTCGAGAGAATTCTTAAATTCCATTTCTAAAACTTGATACTTGGTTAATCTTTTCAATACTGTTCCTCCTCTTCCATCAGGAACTTCAACTACTTCACTAGGTTTGAAAAATGCATCTTTAAGATCTTCTCTTTCTTTTTTAGAAAGATCCATTCCAAGTATTTCACCATTATCAATAATGGAATTCATGTTATCAATAATAGCTTGAGTTTGTTCTCTTTGCTGTTTTTCTCTGAGTTCTCTACGTTGTTTTTCGTTTTCGAGAATCTCTTTTTCTTTTTTAGCAAATCTTTTTATAGCTTGAGACACTTTTGTATCAAGCTTATCGTTAAGTTTAGCAGTTTCTAAAAGATCTTTAGCTTCTTCATCTGGAAGACCCATATCTTTATACATTGCAAGTATGGCTTCTTCTTTTTCTTTAGTAAGAGTATTTATCTTATCATCAAGTTTTTCTACAAAATCTCCCCATTCTCCATCTTTTTCTAATTCGATGTCAGAAAATAAAGGATTCTTTCTTTTAAGAGCTTCTAATGTTAAAGCCGCTTCAGAATAATCATCAAAAGAAGATTCTTCGTCATCCTGCTCATCATTCTCATCTTGTTCTTCAACCTTTTCTTCAGCATCTGCTGAAGCTGGTTCAACTGGTATTTCAACACCTTCCTGAACTTCCTCATTAGGATCTTCAGTGTCTTCTGCTGAGACTATATCATCCATGCTTGTACTAAAAGCAATTGGAGAATCGACTTCAATTTCAGCTACTAACTTAGCGTCATTATTATCTGTCATTGCGTAAAATTATTTTATGTTTTAAAAAAAAATCTATAGTTATTTTATAGAGCAAAAATTTAATTTGCGAGTTATGGCTATTTACTAGTTTTCTTTTCTTTAGCTTTTTCTTTAGCCAATTTTAATTCATGTTCACGATCTTTCTCATTCTCTTCTTTTTCATGTGCAAGCTCAATAAGCTTAGTTTCATATTGATCATTAATTTGATTTTCATTAATATCGTACTGTCGAGCATATCTTCCAGCAGCAATCTGATTAATGAGAATATCTTTCTCATGCTCCCTAGATTGTTTTTCAAGTTCAAATTGCCTCTTTATTTCTTCCATTTCTTTCTGCATTTGATTTTGCATCTGCATCATCCTCTCTTGCTCTTGAGATTGCATTTGTCGCATCTTCTCTGCTTTCTCTTCTGCATATTCTGCAATATTGAGAACTTCAGCACCATTGTTAGCCCACAAGAGTTTTATCAATTCTGGAAAACTTATAAGACCATTTTGAATCATAGCTTGACCAAGTTGTTTGACCTGATTGATATTATAAAAATCTTCACTGGAATTTCTAATCTTGATTCCGATCTTAGATCTATCTAGAATTTCAGTATCCAACTCTAGTTCTGCTCTACTCATATCGTCCAATAAATATGTTCTAGAAAACTCATTATCTTTAAATGCTATTCTTGTTTGCTTAACAAGAGCGTTTAAAAGATTTTCAACTACTTTATTGTGAGTAGAATAAATATCTTCAGTTTGATAACTAGATTGTACAATATTCTGTTGGTTATTGCTTACAGCAGTGTGCGGAGCAACTTGTCCTAATCTGTTAGGATTGTAACTCATTGCAAGAGCCGCTTGATTTTTAATAAACTCTAAATATTGTAATCTTCCTGCAATATCACTAAGAGTACTGAGATCAATAGATTTGAAAATCTGAGAATCAATTCCAGGATTAAACCCTTCAGATTGAGTATCTATTGGAGCAATTTTACCATACTTCATCATAGATATCCACTTACCCCAACTCCAATCTTTAGGTTTCGCATTCATAGTAGTGAGTAAAACTTTTCCAACATCAGTAGCTTCCATTTCATGAATCTTAGCCATCTGAATATTAAATTTATATTGCCATTTTTTACCTAAATCAATTGGGGATACATTTTGAGTATTATTAAAAAGTTTAGAATATTGAACTCCAACATAAGGCAGTTTAACATTCCAAGGATCATGCAGAGAACTATACTGAAATCGTATGGGACGCTTATTAAAATACAGTGAATCAATAGTTCCTATCTTATCACATTCCCAAACTTCAGGAACCCAAACTATCTGCTGTTTTACATCACCTTTGGCTTTGTTAAATTTATAGCTTTCATCCACCCAAAAGTTCTTTACTCCCTGATCTGTATCTCTGGTTATATATAAGAGTTTTCTCAGTGACTTCCATACTATATGAACATGACGAACTGAAGAGTAACCATCATGATCTGATCCATATTTACTGTAAATGTGTTTGATAAAATCCTGACCATCTTTAGTTCTAATATCTGGAGCATTATCAAATAATTTTCCTCCCATTTCAGAATCAATAGCAGATATTTCAGCTACTAATCTTGCATCTCTGTCTAAACTTCCTCTTTGTGACCCTTCAAGAGATAACGGACTTTCTAATTTTTTCAGATCTTTTTTAGTCATTACATCTCCAAACTTGTTGAAGAGATCTGTATACTTTATGTATTGTTCATATTTGGCAGCTTCTCCCTGTTCAATCCAATGAGTATTATTTGAACCTATTGCTGTAAAACCAAGAGGGTTCACCAGTTCAACATGAGGATTATTATGTCTTACCCCTACATAGTAAATTTCCTCTCCAGTAATAATTGCATGTTTAAAACCTTCATCTGTTAAATATTTGAGGTCGTATTCACTCATCAAATAATCTACAAGTTTTTGAGCTTGTATTTCAGATGGAGACTTATAATCGTTTCTCATATATCTGTCAATTTCTTCAGGAGTCATAGCAGCAGCCTGCTCTTTGACCATCTTTGAGAACTCCATTTGCTCATCTGGATTCAAAGAATAAACGTCCTCAATGCCCAACTGCTGCATTACTTCTTGAAGAGCTTTTTGTTCAATTGGGGCAATTAGTTTTTCTTGAATATATCTTTGATAAAGTCTATTTCTCTCAACTTTTCTAATATTAGTAGCATAGTTACTACTATCAATAGCGATTGGAGTTAAATTTCTTCGCTGTTGTTCTCCAACCATTGTTTTGGCAATCTGATCAATTATGTTATGATGCTGAGCATCAGCATATGATGGATCAAATCCTTCATCTTGTATATTATAACCAAAGTCTTCAGAAAATTTTATAGTACCCTTACCGTTGTAAAGGTTATAATTTTCTTTTAGCCTCTGAATTCTTTCTTGATCGTAATATTGGTTATAGTAATTATCATAAAAGTCAGCACATTTTTCAGCCCATTTAAAGTCATAAGCTTTCTTTTTAGCATAGCTTAATCGTTGAAAAGGTCTAACTATATGATTTTCGTATTCTTCGTATTTACTAGACATAAGCGGGTGATTTTCTTAAATAAGTTCTTCTTCGTTTTAAATAACCATCAAGGTCTTTTACTGAGTTATTCTCAGCTTCTTTTTTAATAGGTACTTGCTTCTCTTGAGATATCCATAGAGCAAGTAATTTCAAAGCGGAAACACAGTCGAAGTTGCCGTCTCTGTCATAGTTTATAAGTTCATTCAGTATTCTCAGAGAATAGATTTTATCTATATTGGTGAGTTGTTTACCTTCTTTAGAAAGTTTCCAAGGTTCAAGCAGCCATTGTCTTATGAGCTGTTCTGAGTGTACTCCAAGATTGCTATTCATGGTTATTCCTACTTCATATTTAGTAGTAGGATTTTTTATAACTTTTGATATTGCTTCATATGGGGAAAGTTGTAACATGTGGTATTTAGATTTCATCTTACAGTAACGGACAAAATCTGGTATATTGGTCTCAACCATTATCTTCGCATTAAAGTAAGTTGCCATTTTAAGAGCTATTTCATGCACATCGTTTACCGAATCATAGAAGATTGAACCTTCTTGCATTGTAAAACGATATTCACGATCATAAGTGTCTGTATCACCTTGTGGAAGATTACTAGTTTCTTCCATGGACAACCCAAATTCATCAATGATTTCTCCAACCTTTTTACGTGTTACATGAGCTGTGAAACGAGCACCTTTAGGATTTGGCGAATTATGACGAGCATTAATTCTAAACTCTTCTGGAGCTACAGGATCAATATA